TGTCAAAGGTTCAGGCCGCCGCCATGAAAGACGGGGTCACGATGCAGGAGAAGTTCGCCGAAGCGCTCGGCAGTTCAGAATCCGCAATCGATACGTTCGGAGCGAAAGCGGGACCGAAACTGTATGCGGCTTTCCAAAATGGAACAATTAGCGCGGACATGTTCACAGAGTCGCAACACAACCTGGGCGACGCGCTCGGAAGTACGTCGGACACGTTCAACGCAACGCTGGACCCGCTCGACCAAATGACGGTCGTCATGAATCAGTTGAAAACCGTCGGAGCCGATCTTGTGAACACCGCCGGACCGGCGCTTGCATCCATTATGCAAAAGGTAACCGAAGTAATCGGTTCACTAATTGAAAAATGGAACGGCTTATCCGAAGGGCAACAGCAAACGGTGCTCATTATTGCCGGAATCGTTGCGGCAATCGGACCGCTACTGACCGCAATCGGGACCGTGTTGTCTATCGTTGGCTCAATAGTAACGCTGGCGCCCGTGTTGTCCGCCGCAATCACAGCCGTAACAGGTCCGGTCGGCGTTGTTATCGCGCTTGTCGCGTTGCTTGCCTTAACGGTTGCGACAAATTGGGAGAGTATCAAAACGGCAACGCTCGACCTATTCGCGAAACTGTCCGAAATCTTTACCAATTTGTGGACATTCTTAACAGAGACGTTCAACAACATCTGGACGACCATTTCGACCGCGATCAACAACACATGGACCACAATAAAAACTGTATTTACCGGAATCGCGACGACCATTTCACAGAAAGTGAACGACGCGAAGACCGCTGCCGTTAATGCGTTCAACAACATCAAGACCAGCATTTCGAACGCAGTCGAGAACGCTAAAACCTCAGCCGTTAATGCGTTCGAGAACATGAAAACCGGAATCAGTGAAAAAATTGAATCCATCAAGAGCGCGGTCGCTGAAAAGTTCGAAGCGGTAAAGAGCGCAATAAAAGAAAAACTGGACGCTGCCTGGGGCGTTGTTAAGGAAATTGTCGAGAAGATAAAAGGCGCGTTTAATTTCGAATGGAAGCTTCCGGACCTCAAAGTTCCGCATATTACGGTAACAGGCGGCGAGCCGCCGTTCGGAATCGGCGGGCACGGTTCGCTCCCGCGTTTCAACGTTGAGTGGTATAGACGAGGATACGCGGACGGCGTTCTGTTTAATGAGCCAACCATTCTTCCTACCGCCGGAGGGTTTAAGGGTTTCGGCGATGGAAACGGCGCGGAACTTGTAATCGGTCTAAACCGTCTCCAGCAGATCATCGGGGACGCCATGGGCGGAAACAATATCGCCGTTAATGTATACGCGGCGCCCGGCATGAGCGAAACGCAAATCGCCGACGCGGTAGCGTTACGGCTTGACCGTTGGTTAGGGAGTAAATTATGACCAGAGTAAGAACGTTAAAACTAATCAATGCAAACGGCGCCGAATGGGACCTCATGCGGCACGACGGGTTCATGTACGAGCCGAGCGGTTTCGGAATCGGAAAAGACAACGACTACCTCCGGTCCGGCATGGCGTATGAATTAATTGAAAGAGTATCAGAACAGAAACAAATCAGTTTTCGAATGGTTTTCCGTTCCTATGCAGTCTATAAGGCGTTCGCGGAATTTGTAGCTGCGACGCCTTTAAAACTTGCATATAAACCAATGGAGACCTGGGCGTACCTTGACGGAGAAATAACGAACCTTGAAAAGTCCGAAATCGACCCGGAGTACCGCCGGCTGATTTGTTCGGGAACGTTCACCGCAACGTCGAAATGGTACATCCCGAAAACAGTCCGAAAGACTTCCGAAGAGGTAGAAAACCCGAAGCGCTACACGTATACATACGACTACAAATACATGGAAGCGCAGAACGGTGTAATTCGTATTTTTAACGATTCCGCGGAAGACTCACCGGCGCGTATTACGATCATGGGACCAATTACGAACCCGACCTGGCGTTTACAGGTTAATAACGAAATTGTTCAAGAGGGCGCCGTATTGGCTGACATTCCCGCCGGCGATAAGGTGGTTATAAATTCAAAAGACGGAGCGCTGGCGGTTGAGGAACAGACAGTCGCGACCGGCTCGTTTGTTCAGAACCTTTACCAGAAAACGAATTTCAACCTTGAAACGTTTATTTTATTTCCGCCGGGCGCGTCGGTTCTTGTCGTGACCGGAACAGCCGCCGCAACGGTTGAAGCGTGGGTCGAACTAGAGGAGATTTACGAAACAGTATGAGCCGTTACAGAATCGACATTTTCGACCGGGCTGATATGGCTTTTAAGTCGTTCTCCGAAATATCCGACCCGAATATCGAAATTGATGCATTAGTGCAAACAGAAAGCGAATGCGAAGCCGTGGGCAATATTGCAATGGCGGAGGGAGATTTTGCGCAGATCAGGAAGAACGGGGAGCTCTACTTCCAAGGAATCGTAAAGGACTGGAACTACGACGGAAACAAAACGCGAATCGTTTTGAATCAAATGTCAAACCTACTGGAGACCGAAGTGTTCGCGGACGTTTCCCAACTGAAAACGCAGAGCATCGAACAGTGGATGACCGCGATCTTGAGGCGACTGTTCGCCGGGACCGATACGTTCGAACGTCTTCCGGGGCTCACAATCACGGCGGAATCCTCAACGCACGGAACATACACTGCGACGGATTCCGGCGTTTATAAGGTTTCAGACCTTGCCGTTTCGTTCTTTAAGGTTTACGGCGTAATTATCGACATAACGTTCGACGCTCAGAACAAAAAAACGTATTTCAATTTCCGGGCGGCGTCTAATGAACCGATAAAGCTCGACCTCAGTGTTTCGGACGTTTCAACGTTTGAAATCGAAGCCGCGAGCGAAACCCAGCGCCCGAACAAGGTCATTGTTCGAAATGCTGAAAACCAGAACGAACAGGCTACCTACTACTGGCACGAGGACAACTTTTCGGGCAGGGTAGACACGGACGGTACCACGGACCGGTTGCTTCCGGTTATCACTCAGTGCGAAACGGTAACGCTCGGACAGGGCGAGACGTTCGCCACCGCGTCGTATAACAAGGCGTATGACATTCTATACGCGACCCGCTATAACGACTTAATAAAAGTACGGATGCGGGCGAACTCGGCGCTGATTGACACGGACCAAGGCATCGGAACGTTGTTTATTTTGTACGACGGCGAAACGAGTTATAAAACGTTATTGACCGGTAAGGAATATTTGACCGACGCTTCCATCGCGCTGACCTTTGGATACGTGCGAAAGCGTCTGACAGAAATTTTAAAAATGAAAGGAATTTAAAAAATGCGTGTTGTAAGATTTGCAGGCGAAAACGTGAGCCCCTCGGACGACGGACGGCTCTACGATCAGATTTTCCAAAATGGACTTTTTGAAGCAACGACAATCGCGCCCGCCGGCGGAAGCCAAATCAACATCGGCCCGTTATATGGAATTATTCGCGGCCGCGAATTTACCGCCGAAGCACAGACAATCGACGCGATATTGCCGACCGGTACCGGAACGGCTACCGGAACAATTTACGCCGAAATTGACATCAGCAAAGACGAACCGCTCTCCGTTAAAACGGCGCTGGACCCGTGGACAGCCACAAACGAAAATATAAACGTTTCGGGCGTTTTAGCTCAGATCAAGATTGGAACGTATACGGCAAACCCGACCGCCGTCACAGCCGCGAGTTATGTTTCCACAGCAACCCCGGCACCGGCTAAACGTTTGGGTGCTTTAGAAAATAACGTTTCACAGATTGGGACCCAGTTAAACAGCGTTCAAACAAAAGCAAATAAAAACGAGACCGATATTGCGTCGCTTAGTTCAAGAGTAACAACGGCGGAAGGTAAAATCACTACAGCACAGGGGAATATTTCAACTTTACAGAGTAAGGTTTCGACGCTCGAAGGAAAGAGCATTCTAGCGTTAAATTATAAAAAGGCTGACATGAACACACATACTACTCTGCGTTATTTTTCAGCGGGTGGCTATAACATCGTGTTCATGTTTGGAACCGTGAGTAATTCACCTATTACATCGGCACTATTTTTCACGCCTTCCGGTATTCAAATATTTACCGTAGGTGGTCCGAATATCACCGTAAGCGGAAATTCAAGTGGCGCTACAATTACTTTCCCACAGCAGTACGCGCAGGTCGTACTATTGAGTCCGCAAGGTTT